TGTTGGATCGCCAGTGGCTCCAACCATATTAATATCCTTGACACCGAAAGATTTTTCTGCCATTAACCGAGACCCTTTTTAGTATTTATTAGGTAAATTTAATTACGAAGCCACTCATCTGCACACCAGCGGTATTGGTGAACGAGAGTTGAGGCCTTTGTGGTTCACTAGGTGAACCAGTAGGAGCATCCCATATTACAACAGGGCCCTTACCATATCCATGTATTGCCTTTACGTCTTCCCAGTCTTGGGTAGTTGCTGTAAAGGAAGTATTGTCATCTCCATAGTAGAATCTCTCTGGATCTTGGGCACCACACTGGTTCTGTAACCAGTTTTTTATATCTTTGTCTGTCCACTGTCTATTGTATTGGAGTTTTGTTGTTATCCATCCTGCACATGTAGGACATGCAGAACTAGTACCACCAAAGTCAACATCATATGGAGTGAGAGTTAGTCCAGTATAGTCTTCTGGGTGTACGTATGTGAGGCTAGAGTTTCTTCCATCTGATGTGAGGGTATCATCTGCAGCACCATAACAATCGATACCAGTACCTTTATCACTGTAGGTTACTATAGATTCTTTCCACTCTGTGTTATTGCCTCCATATCCTGTAGCAATATACTGATCATCTAATGCACCAATATTAATTGCTGCATACTCTGTACCAGCAGTAGACAATCCCGCAGTTGTCTTTCCAAGAGACTGTGGCCATCCTCTTCTGTTGATGGTGTTGTAGGTGTTAACTCCAAACTCTAAGTGAGTTGCAGCATTTAAAGCAATATTTTCTCCCTCGGCCCAGTAGTTATTGAAGTCTGCATCGCCTGGACTGCCTTGATTTTGATTACTATTACCAGCAGCACAAACAAATATGACACCAACATCAGTCATTTCTTTACCAGATGCTGTCGTTGAATCATCAAGACGTTCTCCTTTCATTCTTGGACCACCATTGTAGTCTCCATAGTTTCCGTTCTGATCAAAGAAGGCTGGTTTTGTTGAAGAGTCATAAGAAACTCCATTCACACTACCATCTATTGCAGCTGGTCTATAGAAATAATGAGTACCATCATAGTGGTGACTATAAGATCTATATCCCCAACTGTTACTGGTTAGTGTTGGGTTTGTATCTGAGTTCTGTACTGCTCCTCCATTAGAACGCCAATCATAATTGGGTTTGTATAGGTGGAATAGTTTTAGAATATCAAATTGTCCGTTATCTCCAATACCAGAATTGCTACTACCTATGGAGTTCATTACCCATCTGTTGGCATTATAAGCAGATCCATAGTTCTTACCAAATACTTGTCCCGCACATTGAGTACCGTGATTAGTACCGTTGGTTGCCTTTGCAGTATTGGATCCATTACATACTGTTCTTGAATAAGAAGTACTGATACCAGATACAGTTCCTATTGTAGAGAATCCTGCAGATCTTTGAGATGAATCAGACCACCAAGATCTTGCTGCTGAATCTATAGGAACTCTAGTTCCATCCCAACGTAGAGTTAATAGAGATGGGTTTGCATTAAAGAAGTCTGGATCAATATAGTATGGAGCATCAAGTACTAGATCTAATACTCCACAAGTTCCAACAGCAGTTGAGATACCACTCCAAGTTAATGCGTTTCCAGTTTTCCAAAGAGGTGGATCATCAGATGTACTTGTAAATTCTGGGTGTGCAATCCAGAAGCCATCGTCTGAAACGACTGCATCTACACCAGTTCCATCTCCTAATTGGTATATGTCTTTCTCAATTATTTTGTGATCATTGCCTGTTACACCATCAGCAATAGCATCCCAAGGGTTATCTTTTTGAATATGTCTAAGGATTTGGTAACCAGTTCTGTTCTTATCACTTGCACCTATTCCAGCTTGACTTGTTGGTGGAGTACTTGGTGCAGTATTAAATGCTCTATAATTTAGTATGGTCTTTTGGAACCGTGGTATATTTCTTACGGGTGTAGTAATTAAATCGCCTGGGTCTGGTGAATATGTGCCAGGATATGCTGAGTAATCTATATTAACAAACTGAACCTTTGCATGTTTCTTTAAGTCTTCTGCTTCAGCATCAGTCAACATGTATGTTCCTCTAGTATCACTGTGAAGTTTCTCATCAGTGACAGCGATGGTTGAACTTGGAATGTTATCTTCCAATGATCCATCCTTCTTTAATTCATCATGAATGAATACCCAATCGGATTTTGAATAACATCCAATAGAGTATGCTTTTTTACCAGTGCCTGACGGCACTGTTGCAAGACCTGTTCGGTCTAGTTTTACTGTATTAGTTGTAATCATTTCTTACCCTATCTTGTAAGGACACATTAAGGTGTTTCTCAACTCCCTAGCATGTGCGTTATGTTCGCATAATTTATTCATCCAGATTCTCTCTTCGAGAGTTACTTCAACTCCATCTGTAGTCAACATACGACAACAGATGTCAGTAAGTTCTAGTCTATACTTAGTGCTTAACATATCAAATATTTTGTATAAGGGTTTTAACGAATCTGTAAGTTGATAGTCCAGAGATTCCTGATTCAGGAGTCACTTTTACTTCTACGTTTCCACTATTGATTGCAGCTGCAATGGATACCTGTTGTTCTGGAGAGTACATGATACCGTACTCTTGAGAGTGTGCTGTGGTTCCATCGTGCATTATAAGTACCTTCTGTGATTGTCTATAGGTTCCTAATCCAATCATGAATGTGTACTCAGCACCAGAGTAACTTGCTATTGGGAATGAGTCAACTTGGTATGGAGTTCCTGCTGCTGCAGTATATGTTCCAAATCCAGTTGTTGAAACTCCACCTCCACCTCCACCAGTGGCAGTGATTGTTACGGTACATCCTGCACCAGATGCTGTTGCTGTAACTCCAGCTCCAACGAAGTTAATTGAAGTTATACCAGAACCAACGTTGGTTCCTTCTTCTTTGATAAGAATACCAGCAGAGGAAGAAATGTTACTTATTCCAGAACCATCACCGATGAACTTAGTTGCAGTAACAACACCTGTTACTATCAGACCACCCGAAGATGCTTCTAGTTTTGTTGATCCACCCCAGTTCATCTTTAAACCAGAGTCACAGTCAAGTATAAGTGCGCCTGTACCTGTGTCTTTGATGTGAGAATTATTGCCATCATGGAAGATGGTTAAATCTTCGCCAGCTCCGAAGAATAACTTCTTATTATCGGCAACATAGATTGAACCACCTATTGTTACGTTGCTTGATACATCTGCAGCAGCATTAACATCAACGTTACCAGAAAATGTGGATAGTCCAGATACACTCAGTAGAGTTGCGTCTAAATCGTTGAATGTTGATGTTCCTGTTGTACTGATACCATCAATACCTCCACTACCTGCAGCACCAGTAACGGTAACCACACCAGCAGATGCAGGAGATACGGATAGGTTTGCACCGAAGTCAATTGTTCCAGCAGTACCAACTGTACTACCGCCATCTTTGATGATTATTCCAGAACCAGAAGCAGTAACTCCTGTTATTCCAGAACCATCTCCAATAAAGGAGACTGCAGTTACGATACCTGTTGAGTTGATATTATCAACTAAGATGTCAGGCTTTCCAGTAAGATCTCTTGCGAGTGTTGCAATACCAGCAGTGGTTGCATATCCAGTATTGACACTAAGACCAGTTAGGTTTGATCCATCTCCATGTAGAGTAGTCGCAGTAAGAACTCCAACTCGATAGAATTCTGTTCCAGTTCCAACTGTACTGTCAACATTGTGACTTGCTAATTTGATCCAACTACCAGCATGTGCGAAGTAAGCACTCTCTGTATCATGTACATGAGCAAACTGTCCGTGAACAGTTGATGCTGAAGGTAGTGATGAGTATGCACCCCATAGGTGAGGCAGTACGTTATCTGTTGCAGTACCATCAAGACGACCAGATAGACCAATGTTACCTACAACTTTTAGTTTATAGTCTGCCGTGGTAGTACCAATACCAACGTTACCTAGAGTATGGATACCAGTTGAATTGAGTGACCAAATATTACTTGCTGCGGGTAGATTAGTAAGTCCAGAACCATCTCCAGCAAATTTAGATGCAGTTACAACACCAACAGTGAAGTAGTTACCATACTCGTCTTGGTGTATGATCTGTCTCCAACCATTGTAACCACCCATTGTGGTTCCAGTTGAAACGTATGCCCTCTTAGTGTTATTTGCATAAGCAAACATACCTCGGTAAGAGGTTGCACTAGGCATGTCTCCAGTAGAGTCGAAGTCAAAGCGCATCTTACTGCCTTGACCTGCGAATGTTACAATACCTGATCCAATTATATTATCTACTACTAAGGAAGGAGTTCCTGTTACATTTTGTGCGACTGATGCTATTCCTGCTGTGGTTGCATATCCAGCAACTGTTGACAATCCTGCAGTAGGAGTGTAGGTTGCGATCCCAGCTGTAACGGCATAGGTTGAAGTCCCTGATTCAGTTGCAAGACCTGATGCAGATGAATATGTTACTATACCTGCGACTGTTGCATAGTTAGCACTGATTGCAAGGGTTGCCGTGTCTGCAAGTCCAGCATTGGTTGCGAGTGTTGCAATACCAGAGCTGGTTGAGTAATTAGATACGGTTGCGACTCCAGCAATAAATGCGTATCCAACTGTATTTGCTGCAGATACGGTTACATTTCCACCGAATGCTTGACTAACGTATATGTTTTCATCGAAGTTAACACTCTGTGCAACACCAATTAGTGTTCCACTATCTTTAATTACGACACCCTGACCTACGGCAGTAACACCAGTTAGACCTGAACCATCTCCGATAAATGTACCAGTTGTAATACCATCTAGTCTAGTATTTCCTGAAACATGAAGTTGTGATGCAGGCAGATCGGTTCCGATGCCTACGTACTTACTTGTTTGAATTCCTATTGAACCTACCTTTGTCCAAGTACCAGCACTTCCTGCATTGACACTGAGGTTTGTTCCGTCTCCAAAGCTATCGTAGATCTCTTGAAAGTTAGCGTTAACTTTGACGGCACCTGATGCAAGGGAGTCTCCCAGACCATCATTAGGTGTGAATCCAGTAAATATTCCCTGACGAGCCATGAAGCTTCCTTATATAGAGTCCCTGTCTTCTATTTATTGATATAATAAATACGTATGATGGAAAGTCTCTCTCTTTTTAAAATGGACAATAACATTCAACCTGATTATACTGGCGCATACGCCAAAATTTACGAAAAGGCTACCCCAGAATCGGGTACTGGTAAGTATTATAATGAGAAGAAGCCAACTACACAACAGTTGAAGGCCAGGGAGAAGTATTCTAAGATTAAAGATCTTACAAATAAAGGTAAGCATAAGGAAGCTAGTGCATTATATAAGGAAGCGAAGTATGACAACACAAAGTCACCTGATTATGAGAAGAAGAAGGCTGCTCTTATTAAGAAACATGGTGGAGCGGACAAGATTAAAGGACATCCTCAGTTAAAAGAGGGTAGATTTAGAAGAGAGTGGGAAGAGTTTAAGGCTGGATTGAGGGAAGATTACATAAAAAAGTTTGATTTATGGGTTGAGTCTTTATCCGTTGAAGGATATGACCTTGACAGGTGGGAAGAGAATGTTAATGAATTGGTAGAGACCTTCATTAATGAGAATGGTCTTGAGAATTCTAAGGAGTCTGTCTTTGAAGCACTACTTGGTGAGAGTGAGAAGGTTGCTCAGAAGGCTTACAAGAGAGCAACAGAACTTGCCCAGAAGAGACGGAACAAGGGGTATAAGGATCATGGGTATAATGCCTATAGACCAGGCAAGAATGAAAGAGCTGGTTATGGGTTAGCGCAATCAGCAAGAAGTAAGGATTCCGATCTTGAATCTCAAAAGCAACCTACGGATACTAGTCAGTCGGGTCATTATAAAAATAGAGATAAGAAAGAGACTGTAGGTAAGAGAGGAAAACCCCTCAAGACTCCTAAGTATAAGTTGAGTTTAAGTCAAAGGGTAGACCATCATTCTAATAAGGCTTGGGAAAGGAGAGATCCCAAGAAGAACCCTAAGCATGAGGCTAATAAGAAATGAAAACATTTCAAGAGTTTCATGAACAGAGTAATGGTGAAACCGTAAACGGGAAGTTTATGTCCTATGCTACAATGAAAGCAAAGGGTATCAAACCTAGACAAACTGCGGTTCAAAAAGTTATTCATGATACAATAAGACCTGCACAGGGTAGACCTAAAGGTCAAAATAAATCTGATCATGCCAATAGGCATTCCGATCAGAATCGTAAAGAAACTCCTGCACGAACAATGCAGAGGAGACGACATGATCCTAGAGATGAAACTGAAAAGAGAACTCAGGGTAGATATAATGATAGATCTAGGATGGACTGATGATAAATACAGACGTTAGGACACACAAATCACTATGTTAATTAAACTTTTAGCCGTTGAGGGTGATCTCTCTAGTCCCTCCAATGTTAATAATGCTAAGGTGGTAAGGATTTTTAATAACCATAGTTCAAATGTGGTTATAACTCAAAAAAATGTTGGTGGAGATACCATTGGTAGTTTTGCAGCAGATAATGGAAAAATATTTTTTCTAGAAAAGGCTCCAACAGACACACTTACTGCGGGATCAAATGGTGGTAGTGTTAAGGTTGTTAAGGTTGCTTACAATGTAGGCACTTGATTTCTGATGTTAAATGAAAGATCAGTCTCAATCAAACAACAAAGGCTCTTTGGATTGGTTAGATCGTTTCAGAAAGGTGATCTCAAAAACCCCTCGCCTGAGGTTTCCAAAATTGCTTCCACCACTAGCACAACCGACGTAAAGAAAATGGCATCTACAAAACATGAAGGACTTCCTCTAAGAAAAATAAAGGAAGAAATTATCAGAGCAAGAATAGAAGGACCACAGAAAGGTTTGGGTGCTGCATTGTGTCCTGTATGTGGACAGATGGGTTGTAACACTGATCATGAAGCAGAGAAGGAAGAGGAAGTAACTGAAGGTAAAGTGTCAGTTGGTGCAAGGTTGGGTGAACCAAGAACAAAAGGTTCTAAGGCTCCTAATGCTGGACAAGGTGAGAAGATCCAGAAGAGAACTTTGAAGTGGATGAGAGATAGAGGAAAGACAGGTGCTCCTGGCTTAGATGCAATGAAGGCACGTTCAGATGAACATAAGGCAAAGCGTGGTGTTAAAGAAGAATTGGAACTTGAAGAGGAAAGATCAGCACGTAAGTTGAATGTCAGATCTAAGAAGACTATTCAGACTACGATTAAAAAGGATGCAGAGAAGGAAGCGAAACGTAGAGCAAATAAAACTGGTGAATATAAAGAGACTCCTAAGAAGAAACCAAGGTTAAAGAAACCATCTCAACTTACTAGAGTTACGGGTGCATCTAAACCACCACG